ACGTCAAACGAGCCTCGTCGGTCGGTGGCGTTCTCGGCCTCTCCGAACTAGGTGCGATCCGCATGAGTCCGCTAGGGCGCGACATCTCCGCCATCGTCCGGGCGTACCGCCGAGAGGTAGTCGCGTGACCCCGTCTCTCGTGAGGGATGCACTCAAAGCGAAACTCAACATCACGGGCCTCCGCTCCTACGACACCATCCCCGAGAATGTCATCCCGCCCGCCGCAGTCGTCGGACAGTTGTCTATCGACTGGGATCTCGTCTTCAAGCGCGGGGCGGACTCCGCATCGTGCGACATCATGGTCATCACCGGACGCATGAGCGACCGAGCCGCGCAAGACTTCCTCGACTCCATCCTCACCGCCACCGGGGGAAACTCCGTGAAGACAAAAATCGAAGCCGACCAGACACTCAACGGAACAGTCACGAGCGTCCGATGCTCACGCGCCGAACCGATGAGTGTCACCGTCTCAGGCGTAGACATGCTCGCCTACCGCTTCGTCGTCGAACTCTACGGCTAAGATGACCCCCATGAGATACCGCGTCACATCCCGCCGACTCGCAGGATTCTCCGAAGGCGACCTCGTCTCCGCCGACGGCCTCGAACTATGCGGCATAGACCTCGACCGGGCAAGAATGAAGAATCTCATCGCAGAGGTCGGCTACGATGAACCCAAGAAACCGCGAGGCGCCCGCAAGGACGCATCCGACACAACAAAGGACTAGTCACTCATGCCAACAGCAACATTTCTCGGAGCCGCCGACGTCTTTACCGTCGACTCGGTAGATCTCGCCGATCAACTTGTCTCGATCACGATGAACAAGACCGTTGACGCATTGGAGAGCACATCGCTGAAAGATTCATCCCGGACATTCGTGAAAGGCCTTGAGTCATGCGAAACGACCTTTACCGTCATGGGTACGTTCGCATCAGGCGAAGCGATACAAGCGATCTTCGGCGACGTCGGCTCATCGGTCACCATCGTCTACTCACCGCTCACCGGCGCACCCGGCGCTAGCGCGCCGCGATACACCCATTCCGGGGCGTTTTTGGCTACCTTGCCGATCGTTGTGAACGTAGGCGAACTCGTGCAAGTGACCGCCACCTACACAGGCGGCGCAATCGTGCAGGCCATCGCCTAACCGATGCTTGATATCTCCGTGACCGTCAAGCGGAAGGACGGAACAGAAGACACGTTCCCCGTGTTCGCCGACTCACAAATCGCATTCGAGCGATGGGCGAAGATGTCGATCTCTGCCGCGTTCGACCCGAACACAAAGCCGAAGATGGAGTCCCTCTACTATCTCGCATGGCTCGCCGAAAAGAACACGGGCAAAGTGACGAAGATGTTCGACGAATGGATCAAAGAGATCGCAGGCGTCGGGCATGAAGAAGGCCCGGGAAACTAGGCATCCCCGGCGGCGGGGTAGCAAAAGAAATCGCCGAACTAGCAATCGCTACGAGGCTTGATCCGCTCTCACTAATGAGAACGCCGCCCGACGTCATACGCGCGCTCTACGATGGGATACGGAAACAAAACGAACGGAGACGGCGAACCTAATGGCTACGACTGGCACGTTCGGATTCCGCACCGACCTAGAAGGCGGCCTCAAAGTTGAGGGCCTATCCGCCGTGCAACGCGACCTACGGAAACTCGGCGGCGACCTCGACCTCAACAAAACGGAATTTCTAGCAACGAACAAAAGAGTCGCCGAACTTGTTATCGGCGGATCAAAGAAGTTCGTCCCAGTACTCACCGGCGCGCTCGCCGAATCCATTCGGAACGCGTCAACAAAGAAGTCCGCGAAGATACGCGTCGGCGACAAATCGGGCGTCCCGTATGCCGGCCCGATTCATTTCGGATGGCCTAACCGTCGCATCAAGCCGCAGCCATTCATCTACGAAGCGATCGACGGTCGTCGCGCCGAGGTAGCGATGCTCTACGCTGAACGCCTCACTCAAATCCGAAACCGATACAACCTCTAACTATGTCTAAACCGATCACGATCTCCATCGTCGGAAACGCCGGGCCGCTCAAAAAGAGCATCAAAGAAGCGGACACCGCGCTCGACAAGTTCGGACAAGGGCTGAAGAAGTTCGGCACCGCCGCCGCCGTAGGGATGGGCGCCATCGGCGCCGGCATCGGCGTAGCAATAGGAAAAGCCTCAGACCTAAACGAAACGATCTCAAAGGTAGGAGTCATCTTCGGCGAAGCGGGAGACGACGTCAAAAAGTTCGCGAAAGATGCGGCAGTCAGCCTCGGGCAATCAAATCAGCAAGCACTAGACGCCGCCGCCACCTTCGGCATCTTCGGAAAATCCGCAGGACTAGCCGGAAGCGATCTCTCAAAGTTCTCGACCGACTTCGTCAGCCTTGCCGCAGACCTATCATCCTTCAATAACACGTCACCCGAAACCGCTATCAATGCCATCGGCTCAGCATTACGCGGAGAATCGGAACCGCTTCGAGCGTTCGGAGTTCTGTTAAACGATGCGACACTTAAAGAAGCGGCCCTCGCCTTAGGAATCTACGACGGCAACGGAGCACTCACAGCGCAGCAAAAGATACTCGCCGCGCAAAAAGTAATCTACGAACAGACGACCGACGCTCAAGGAGACTTCGCGCGAACTTCGGACGGCTTAGCAAACTCTCAAAAAATACTCAAAGCGCAACTCGCGGACACCGTCACCGAAATCGGCGCATTCTTTCTACCGATAGCAGTCAAAGCGGTCGGATTCCTCAACGATGGCATCCCTATCGTCAACGAGTTCGCCGACGCATTAGGTGAAGGCGGCCTCGGTGCAGTCCTTGACTTGACGACCGAAAAGTTCTTGAGGTTCTACGACGAAGCCGGGAACACTACTCGCGGCATCATCGCGACGACCATCGCAGTCGGCGGACTCTATGCAGCATTTAAGACTCTTACATTTATCCAGACAGTCACGACACTCATGACCGGATTCACCGCCGCCGTCAACAATGCGACGATATCAATGGCAGGATTCCAGACGACATCACTCGGAATGCTGAAAACGGTCGGGCTCGTGATTGCATCCCTAGCGGTGTCTATTGACTCTCTACTTGCAGACAACGCGTTCGCGGCCCGGGGACTCATGGAATCAGTCGCAAAGTTCGCGAACGTCATCATCGCTGGAATCGAGGCAACCTTCAACTCGGCGATCATCGGAGTGAACCTTCTGAATCAAGCGGCTAGTTTTCTTCCGGGCGTAGAAATAGCACCGATCCCGCTACTCAACTTCGGGCGACTCAGCGAAGACTACGGATCCGTCGGAGCATTCGAGCGCGGTAAGCCCGCAACAGGCACCGCACCGAACCCCGGACGATTCGACCCCGACTTCCCTCGCGCATCCGCAGGAACCTCAAACATTCCAGCGGCGACGATGACATCGCCGGCAGTTGCCGCAGCCGTCGCCAGCGGTGGCGGTAGTGGTGGCGGCGGTGGTGGCTCCGCAATTCTCGTACCGATTGACTCATCGTTCTCGACGAACTTCGGCATCTCCGACGAGATGCTCTTCGGTGCAACAGCATCAAACGGCGACCGTCAACGTCAACTACCCGACACGGTCAACATCACCGTCAACACCGTCACCGCCGACGCGAACCTACCGACGCTCATCGTCGAAGCCTTGCAGCAATACAACCTCGTCAACGGCCCGGCAGACTTCCAGATCGCTATCTAGTTATGCCCGTCAACATCATCACGGGAGGCACTCTCACAGTCGAACTAGACGTCGGCTTCGGCGACGGCTTCTTACTCGACGACGTGCAGCAAGGCATCCTCGACAACACGACCTACGTCCTCGACGGCGTCGACCAGTTCGCCGAGATAGACGTTCAGTCCGTTGACTTCTTCCGAGGCAAGAAAACCGTTCTCGACTCCATTCAGCCGGGCCGCTGCACGATCATCGCCCAAGACCCGACCCGAGCCTTCGACCCATACAACGAAGCGAGCGTCTACTACAACGAAACAGACGACACCCCCGGACTCTCCCCGCTGCGACAGATACGCATCACCCGGAACTCTGACGTCATCTTCCGAGGTCGCGTCGCGAACTTCAACTATGACTACGTCGGCCCGAAACGCATTCCGCTCGTCACCATAATCGCCGCCGACGACCTCTTCATCCTCTCGAACTCCTTCATCGCGGCAGTCACTCCGACGACGCAAGTCTCAGACGCGAGACTCACCACGATCCTCGACTTGCCCGAAGTCGGATGGCCCGCAGGCGCCCGAGACTTCGAGACGGGAGACACAACCCTCGGCAACTATCCGATCGCCGAAGGAACGAACGCCCTCCAATACCTCCGCAAAATAGACGAAGCAGAACGAGGCCGTCTCTTCGTCCGAGCGTCCGACGGCGACCTCGTCTTCCAGTCCCGCATCGGCACGACACTCTCCGCCCCGACCGTCACATTCACCGACGACGGCACCGGAACCCCATACCGTGAAGTATTCGTCGACTTCACAGTCGACACCGTCCTCAACCGGGTCACCGTAGAACGCACCGGAGGCACCGCCCAGACAGACACCGACCCGGCATCCATCGCCCTCTACTTCACGCAAGCCGAAACAATAACCGGCTCCCTACTCTCAACCGACGCGCAAGCCTTGACGCTCGCCGGGTACCTATTGAGCGGGGAACCCGAACCGCGTTTCTCGGGCGTAGAGACATTCTTCGGATCGTTGACAACACCACAAAAGAACGCGGTCGCGACCGTAGAAATCGGAAACACGATCTCCATCCTTCGCACGTTCACCAGCGGCAGCCCGCTCACCGTCACCGAAGAACTCTCCGTCGAAGGCATCCAACACCGAATCGACACCCGGGGCGAGACGGTCACGTTCTACACAGCCCCGACCGAAATCGTCTACGAGTTCGAGCTAGACGACCCAGTCTTCGGAATACTTGACTCAGATAACGTGCTAGCCGCATAAGGTAGGATGACGAAACCATGACGACCCCATTCCCATTCGTCGCCGGAACGGTACTCACCGCCGCAAAACTCAACGACATCACGAACCTCCCGCTCAACGATCAAACCGCCTCATACGTTGCAGTAGTCGGCGATGCAGGTAAGCGCGTTGTCATGAACGTCGCATCAGCGAACACCGTCACCGTGAACAATTCCATCTTCACGGTCGGCGACACGCTTCAGGTCGTCAACAAAGGCGCGGGCGCGACCACCATCACCGCCGGAGCGGGCGTCACCATCAACTCAGCCTCGGGCCTCGAACTTGCTCAATACCAGTCGGGAACACTTGTCGCTCTCAGCGCGTCATCGTTCCTCTTCTTCGAGTCCGACGGCGGCAGCATCACCACCGCCACCGCCACAGTCGCAACGTCACAAAGCACAAGCAGCACAACTTACACCGATCTCGCAACCGCAGGCCCAGCAGTCACATTGACGACCGGAACAAAGGTTCTCGTCTTTACGAATACCGAAGTTTCTACCGCAGCAGGCCGCTACGTTTTCGCAGACTTCGCCATCAGCGGCGCAACCACAAGGGCAGCAAGTGATGACACTTGCATCAAGATGGGAACAGATGCCGACGCAATGCAGTCAAGAAATGGCGTCGCGAACCTTATGACCGTCACGGCAGGTAGCAACACATTCACTATGAAGTACCGCGCCAACGCAGGCACAAACAGTTTTGCTAACCGCAGCATTGTCGTGGTCGCCCTATGACCGTCAACCTCAACGCACTACGGGCCGCAGCCCTAGAACTAGGACACGCCGAACCGATCAGCATCGAACCCGACGGCGTAATCTGGCTAGGCATTGACCCCGACCGCACCTACCTCACAGCCGCCCAACAAAAAGCCTTAGAAACAAAAGCCGCACAAACAGCCGCCAACACCATCGCGGCACGCAACAGCGCATCCGGGAAACTCAAAGTCCTCGGCCTTACCGACGCCGAAATCGCCGCCCTAATCGGAGGTTGAGATGCGATGGCTCGCAGTAGCCGCCCTCGTAGTGTTGACGTCGTGCGAAACTACCCGCAGCAATAACAGCAAACCCGCAGTACGTCCGACGTATTGCACTCCCGTAGATAGGTGCTAATCATGAAAGAGCGTTATTCATCAGATCAACTGCACGCCCGGATGATCATGACGGTCGGCGTCATCCTTGCAGTCGTCTTCGCGGTCATCGTCGTCGGATTCGTGTACGGCCTTCTGTTCGTGTCGCAGCCGCTCGAACAGTCGCCGAACGATAAAGAGTTCATCTCGCTAATGTCTACGATCGTCACATTCCTATCGGGAACCCTTGCCGGAGTTGTCGCAAGTAATGGCACCAAGAAAGACAAGTAGTCGGTCGTGGCGCCCAGTCTCCCGACGCGTCGCGTAGTCCTACCGAAAGCGCTCGCTAATCAAAAGAACGGCGAACTCGACCCGGCGCTACTCGTAGCGATTAAACCGTCGGGCTTCTTATTGCGACCAGCCGCCCTCTCATGGGATGCAATGAAGCGCGCCGCAAAACTTGACGGCATCGTTCTCAAACCGACCTCAGCATTCGACGCCTACCGTCCCTATTCGGTGCAGAAGGCAGTCTTCCAACAGCGCTACACCCTCGACCTCTTACCGGGCCGACCGACCCGCGAATGGAACGGCGTCACCTACAGCCTCAAGGCGGGGCTCGCCCCGCTCGCTACACCGGGAACCTCGAATCATGGATGGGGCCTCGCCGTAGATGTCTGGAACGTCAGCCAAAACGGGCGACTCGAATGGCTACTCGCAAACTATGAGCGCTACGGATGGAGCCACGAAGTACAGTCCGAGCCGTGGCACATCCGCTACACACTCGGCGACAAACTTCCCACCGGGCTCACCGCATGAACGAAAGTATTCTCGTCGCCATCATCGCCGCCGCCGGCATCATCGCCGCCGGGCTACCCGCTGCACTCATCGAGCGCGCCCGAAAAGAAAACTCCGAGGATCATGCAAAAGTCAACTCAACACTAGAAAGCATCGAAGAGCATCTCACCGAAATCGAGGACTCCGTTGACGACGTCGCCGAAACCCTACGTCAACACATGGACGAACATGACTAGCCCGGGCGAGACGTGCGTTCTCGTCGAATGGCTCGATGCCCATGCTTCGAGTCAGTGGATGGATCGCGCCGACATCGACCAAGACGCGTTCGTCGTCCGGTCGGTCGGATGGCTCATCGCCGGAGGTAAGCCCGGGCACGTCGTCATCGCTCAAAGCCTCGGCAGCGACACCCAGATCGACGGCGTTCTCTCGATTCCGGTCGGGATGGTGCAAAAGACCATCGTCCTCGGGTATCCAACACCTCCGCACACGGAGTAGATACCGTTATCGGTAAGCACTAAGGAGGCCCAAAATGAGTGAATCAAAGAATGCGGAAATGTTCCACTATCAGCGCCTACTCGGAGTCACCGAGGACGGCCTACAGATGAAGGTCACGGTCATCACTACCTCAACGGGTAGCATTCGATCAGCGTCGATACAGATGCGCGCCGTCGAAGGCCCCGTCTCCGTTCACGATCACCCCTCCCAATGGTCAAAAGCCTTTCCGCTCAAACTCAACGTCATCGGGCAACCCTTCGACGGCTGGGACGTTTCACCCGATACCGATGGCGCGGCATGAACCCGCTACTCATCATCGGCCTCTCAGCCTTAGGCGTCGTCGGGGTAGGAGGCATAGCGTCACTTCCCTCGGATGCCGACCTCACCCCGGCGACCGCCATAGTCGACCCATACGCCGAACTACCGCTCCTAGCGCCCTATGAGACGCGTCCAGAAGCCCCAGAAACGACGCAAATAGCCCGTCGGGGTATCTGCCCCCCCGTTTACGACATGGCCTATCTAGTCGGCTTCACACCCGATCAGTCGGCGCTACTCGACCGCATCGCATGGCACGAATCCCGATGCTTAGCCACCGCCCGAGGCGACCTCACAAAAGGCGTCTCGCATGGCATCCTCCAGATTCACGGCCCTTCATGGTGCGAACCGAATCGCTACTGGCCCGACGGCTACCTACAGGCGAAAGGCATCCTCGACACTTGCGAAGACCTCTACGACCCGGAAATCTCGGTGCTCGCGGCTCGTCTTATCTGGATCGAA